GTCACGTATTTTTACACGCAAAATGATCAAATGACTAAAACAGCAGCAGTACACAGCATTCAAGGCACCTACGAGCCCGCCAGACACGACAAAAGGAAAGAGAACGAAGAGAGTACCGCTATTGTTAACGCTCCTATACAGCGCCCTACTGCGCTTACAGGAAAGCGAGCAAATGAAATCTGGGATGGTAAGGTAAAAATTCTCCCTTGGCTTACAAATGCTGAAAGCGAAATGCTTTGCATGTACTGCATGCTGATTTCTGAGTTTGAAGCTGACCCCACAGAGTTTTCAGCCTCAAAAATGAACGTGGTGATTAAATTAGCCAGCGACTTAGGCATGACGCCGATTTCGCGCGGCAAGTTTAAATATGATGGTGATAAAAAGTCGCCAGGAAGTCACTTGTTTGACAGCTGACAGAACGACCGACTACGCAAAAAATGTAGTCTCAGGAAAAATCATTGCAGGGCCACATGTTCGTGATGCCTGCAAGCGCCACATAAAAGACTTGAAGCGCAAAGATATTCATTTCGATGTAGATATCGCCAATAGGGCGTTCGAATACTTCGAAACCGCGCTAAACCTAAATGGAGGCGAGTTTGAAGGCGTCCCGTTTATATTGCAGCCTTGGCAAGCTTTTGTTGTTGATTCTGTTTTTGGTTGGATCGGCGAAGATGGTTATCGACGTTTTCGCATTGCCTACATAGAAACAGGAAAAGGCTCAGGAAAGTCGCCCTTAGTTGCCGGTATGGGCTTATATGCCCTAACCAGCGACAACGAACCACGCGCCGAAATTTACGCCGCTGCGGTTAAGAAAGATCAAGCGAAAGTTTTATTTCGCGATGCAGTATCTATGGTGGAAATGTCGCCGATGCTGCAAGAAAGGCTAAATATTGGCGGGGGCAGCGACCCGAATAATATTTCCTATCCCGCGCAAGGTTCATTTTTTCGCCCCATCTCATCAGAGGAGCGGGGAAAAGGACAATCTGGCCCACGTCCGCACGTAGGAATACTCGACGAAGTACACGAGCACCCATCGAACACGATGGTTGAAATGCTGCGGGCCGGTACAAAGCAACGCAGACAAGCACTAATCCTGATGATCACAAACTCAGGTAGCGATAGACGAACGCCTTGCTGGCAATATCATGAGTATGGCGCGAAAGTTTGCGACGGCACGCTAGAGGATGACGGTTTTTTTTCTTACGTTTGCGCGCTAGATGAGAAAGACGATCCGTTTGAGTCGGAAGATTGTTGGCTAAAAGCTAACCCAACATTAGATGTTACCCCTGGCCGCAAGTATTTGCGCGAACAAGTGCGCGAAGCTAAGGGTATGCCATCAAAAGAGGCGCTAGTAAGGCGCTTGAACTTCTGCGAATGGGTCGAGGGTGTTAACCCACTATTCTCTCGCGATATATGGCTCGCCACGCTAAACGACTTGGACTTGCGGGACTACGAAGGGAAAAGCTGTATAGCGGCCCTAGATTTGTCCTCAAAGCGCGATTTAACCGCCCTGGCGCTAATATTCGAGGGTGAGCACGGTGTTGACGTAATACTCATCTACTGGACGCCTGAGGACACCATAAAAGAGCGCGCAAGAACTGACATGGCCCCTTATGAGCAATGGGCGAAAGATGGTTTTATTAACGCCATTCCTGGTAAGGCTATTGATTACGATGTTGTTGCTAAGTTTTTTATCGAATTGCAAGACGATTACAACATCACAGTTGAGTCTATGGCTTATGACCGTTGGAAAATTGACCACCTTAAAAAAGCTTTTGACGATTTTGGCGTCGAATATTTCGACAGAAAAGATACAGACCGAGGCTACGGAATAGAAATGGTGCAGTTTGGTCAAGGATTCAAAGACATGGCCCCCGCTATTGATACGTTAGAAAGCCACGTTTTAAACAACACGATACGAATTCAAGCTAACCCAGTGACAACTATGTGTGCTTCTAACGCCGCGATAGCAAAAGACCCGGCAGAAAATAGGAAGTTTGAGAAATCAAAAAGCACAGGCCGTATTGATGGCATGGTGGCGTTATCTATGGGCGTGCAGGCTCATGCGTTACAGGAAGAGGCACGGGTTAGCACACTGGAAACAATCGGGATGAGAACTCTATAATATGTTCCAGTGGATGCAAAAGTTTTTCAATAATTCATCACTAGCCGCTCCTGAGCCATGGTTATCCGATGCTTTGGTGAGGAAAAGTAATAGCGGACAAGTTGTAACAGAAGAAACCGCACTAAAAGTCTCAGCTGTTTATGCGTGCACGCGAGTGATAGCTGAGTCTGTCGCGCAGTTGCCGTTGAATATTTACCGAAAGGAAAATAATGGTGATAGCGCGGTTGATAGCAAGCACCCTCTGCAAACGCTGTTGCACGACATGCCCAACAGTGAAATGTCCGCATTTGACCTGCATGACTTCAATATTTCAAAAATACTATTCCGCGGCACTTCTTACACCCAAATAAATCGCACAGGGGTGGGGAAAGTAGGCGAACTAATCCCTTTGACCGGTCGCGTTAAAGTTGACCGAGACTCTAGGGGGAAGCTTTACTACTTTCACACGACATTAAGTGGCACCGAGGAAGTGTTAAGAGCGGAACAAGTGTGGCGAATCCCTGGACTATCTATTGATGGAATCACAGGACTAACACCTATAGGGCTGGCTAGAGAGTCTATAGGGATGGCGTTGGCATCTGATGAGCATGGCTCAAGAATGCTAGCGAACGGCGCTGTAGTGCCGTCTGTGGTGGAAATACCCGACGCTCTAAGCGATCAGGCCTACGAAAGGGTCAAGCAACATTTCAACGAGAATCATGTCGGCACAATGAACGCTGGTAAGCCGATGCTGTTAGAGGAAGGTTTAAAGTTTAAGAATATCGGCCTGAATAACGTCGATGCACAGTTTCTTGAAAACAGAAAATATCAAGTTATCGATATAACTCGCTGGTATCGAGTCCCCCCGCACATGATTGGCGAGCTTGATAATGCGACATTCTCAAACATTGAGCATCAAGGGATCTATTTTCTAACGCACACGTTAAACGTTTGGCTAAAGCGTTACACGCAATCTATCTATCGTGACTTACTGACCCCGGCTGAGCGGCAAACACACTTTGCAGACTTTGTTGTTGAGGCGTTATTGCGTGCTGATAGCGAATCTCGCTTTGATGCTTACGTTAAACAGATACAGAACAGCATGCTAACGCCTAACGAGGCTCGCGTTAAAGAAAACTTGCCGCGAGAGGAGGGGCTAGATGTTTTTTACTCCCCCGGAAATTTAATGACCGCAGAACAGCGCGAATCAACCGTAAGACAAGAAAACTTAATTAGAAATGCTCATAGACGTTTAATCAGCAAGGAAAAACAGTCCTTAACGACAGCAGCGAAGAAAAACAAAGGCGATGAGCTGCGAAATTGGGCTAGAGAGTTCTACAAGAATCACATTTCAACCGTTTCTGAAGAGCTTCAGTTAAGCGAATCTGAAAGCAAAAATTACTGCGATAAGCAACTTAAGACGGTTTTATCACATGACTGGTCAGAGGATTTAACCCAAGACCTATTGAAGGTGGCATTAAATGCAAATTAAAGCGATGGGCGATAGTGCAGAGATACTTTTATACGACGAAATCGGAGAAAGCTTCTTTGGTGGTTATTCTGCTAAAGACTTTGCGACTGAGCTGGCCTCTGTTGGTAACGTTTCCGAAATCCACCTTCGGATAAACTCCCCGGGCGGGTCAGTGTTCGATGGGTTCGCCATGTACAACACCTTAAAGCGACACCCTGCGCGCGTTGTTGTTGATATAGATGGCATGGCGTTATCTATTGCCTCTGTCATTGCGATGGCTGGTGATGAAATACGCATGGCAGAGAATGCCCAGATGATGATTCACAACCCTTACACGGTTGTCGCGGGTACGTCTAAAGACATGCGCGACACGGCTGATATTCTTGACTCGCTTAAGGACGGAATCTTGTCTAGTTATGCCAACCATTCAAATTTAAACAACGATGCGTTGTCCGCAGCGATGGATGCAGAAACTTGGTACAACGCTGAGGAAGCTATAGCGGCTGGTTTAGCGCATTCAGAGGTTAAAGGCTTAAAGATTGCCGCGCATTTTGATCTTAGCGATCTAAAAAACGGCTATACGCTCGACAAGGCTAGAAACCTAAATTTGGTTTTTGATGAGGAAGAGCCACAAGTAGATAAGATTGAAGACCTTGATAACTATGAAACTATCGATGTTACTGTAAACGGTGAAGACATTATCGAAATCCCCGCTTGCAAGAAAGCTTTGGGCGTTTTGGATGGCTTGGATCGTGAGCTGAAGTTCCAAAAAGCAAAAGCAAAACTAATTTGATCCGTTAACGCCCTATTGGGTATCGCGGGCTAGTGCTTATCGCGGTCTATTGACCGAAAAAGGCACTTAAACGACTGGCTTATTGCTGGTTTTTTTGTGCATGAACGTCGTGAGACGTGCATTTCCTATAAGGAGTTTCCACAATGGAAATTAATGATATTTTGAATAAGCGTGGCGTCTTAGTAAAAGACATGCGCGAGCTGGTCGACGTTGCCGAGAAAGAAGGCCGCGATCTAAACGAAGAAGAGCAAACCAAATTTGAAGCAATGGATAAAGATCAGACGGAATTAAAAAACCGTGCTGACCGAATCCTGCGACAAAACGAAATCGAAGCTGAAGCAAACGAACTTCTGGAAGTGAAAAACCTTGAGATTGCTGAAGAAAACAGCGTTACAAAAGGAAAATTCGCTAACAAAGAGTACGCTAATGCATTCGACCAGTATGTCCGCAAAGGCGGCGCTGCTCTTGATCACCAATATGCTAATGCTTTGCAGATTGGAACGGATTCTGAAGGTGGTTATATCACCCCTCAAGAATACGAAACTCGCTTAACCGTTGCCTTAGAAGAATTTAACGTTCTTCGAGGCGTTGTTGATGTGATGCCTACCAGCTCAGATCGCAATATTCCGGTCGAAGCAACTCGCGGTGTTGCAACCTGGACGGCTGAAGAGGCCGCTTACACTGAAAGCGATCCTGCTTTCAGTCAAGTTGTCCTCGGCGCTCACAAGTTGGGCCGCATTGTGAAAGTTTCTGAAGAATTACTCCAAGACGCTTTCTTCAATGTGGAGTCTTACCTTGCTGAGAACTTCGGCCGCGCATTTGGTGAAGCTGAAGAGGCTGCTTTTGCTAATGGCGACGGCAGCGGGAAACCAACCGGCATCGTTCAGGGTTCAACCTTGGGTGTTTCTGCCGCAGGCGCTGCCGCCATCACTTCCGATGAGCTAATCGATCTATACCACGCACTTAAGCGCCCTTATCGCGCCCGAGCTTGGTGGCTGATGAAAGATGACTCAGCAAAGCTTATTCGTAAGCTGAAAGACGGTGATAACCAGTACCTATGGCAGCCCGGCTTGCAGGCTGGCGAACCGGATACCATTCTTGGTCGTCCTGTAGCCATCTCTGATGGTATGCCTGCACCAACAACCGGAAACAAGTCTGTTGTCTTTGGCGATATGTCTTTTTATCGCGTTGCTGACCGCTCAGGAAAGGTTATGCAGCGTCTTAACGAGCTGTATGCCGCTAATGGTCAAGTAGGTTTTAGAATGTTCATGCGAGTAGACGGAAAAGTCACGCTTGCTGAGGCATTCCAGCACCTAATCCAGGCTTAGTAAGAAACTCAGAAGGGGCGGGAAACCGCCCTTTTTGTTGAGGAAATCTCATGAAAGTAAAGCTTTTAACAGGTGTTGCAGGGCCGGACTTTTCTTATTCGCCAGGTGAAACCGTTGATTTAGATGACGATTATGCACAGCGAATGATTGACAGCGGTCAAGCTGAAGCTGCTGCCCTTAAACCAAAAAAGGCCAAGAATGTCTCTAGCAATAGTAACGCCTAGCTCTACACGCGCTGTTTCTGTTGAAGAGGCTAAACAATGGACCGGTGTGCCTGTAGACGATGATGATATTCGCATTCTGGCGCTAATTGATGCCGCAACAAGTCACATTGAGGACTTTATACGAGGCACGATAAATCAAACCGTCTACGACTATAGGTTAAGGGGTTTTGATAATTCTATTTACCTGCCTAATCCGCCGCTAGTTTCCGTTGCATCTGTTAAATATATCGATGTAGATGGCGTTGAGCAGACGTTAGCGACCAGCGTTTACGACTTTGATGTAAATAAAACCCCTGGCGAAATACGTTTAGCTTATGACCAGTCATGGCCT